GTATCATAGTCAATCGAATAAAACGTTTTCATATTTTTTATAACCCCTATTAATTGTGTTGTTTTTTGTCTAACTCTTTAAATAATTTTTTACACTTTGATACATATTTTTTTGATAAATATTTCTCATCGTATAAAAAGTAATTTAATAAATCATTATGTTTACTTCTCACTTTGCTCATGCTAACTCCATTAGTTGCTTGTTTATCGTTAAAGTCTAATTCCATGCCTACATATTGCAGGGCGTCATATCATACCGGACTGACTCATACGCAATAACGTCAACGCAATCACTCCACAGCCCCGTGATATCACATTGGGTGCCGTGCAATATCTCGCAATCGTCGACCATGTTAATCCACCCAATATTGTGCTTTTCGTACCATGCCTCAATGGCGCGCTCATCATCATCCGTTAAGCCGGTGCGATCGTCATTAATTATTGCGACCGCAAGATCACATGAAATAGTGAAATTAAACGTTTTCATTTTTCAATCCCTCAATTGATTAGTGAGCGGTCAGTATACACGGGTATATGGGATTATTGCAACGGGCATTGAAAACCCGCCAGATCACGAGCACGGCGGTCAAATTTCCGCGCACCACGCACCATTGATCACGCATAAAAAAACCCGCCTCGCGGTTCACGGGGCGGGTTGGTAGGTTTTGGAGCGCGACCGATCGACCGCGCGGGATAAGTGTTAACAATTAACTAGCTTATGATGCCAGCCATTCATCAAAAGACTTTAACGGCTTATCGTCCGATAATTCGCAATACAGTTGATATTCGAGATTATCGCCGCCGCGCATCTTAGTCTGCCAAGTATCACGCAAGCGCAACGTGTTTTTTTGTATGGCGTTATTTCTTTGTGCTAGTCGATTAATCTGTGCTGTTGTCATTTTTTAATCCCTCAATTGATTAGTGAAATTTAATAGTAAGATAAATATAAGACTATTGCAACTCTCGCCCAATATCGCCTGCTACATGGTGGCGCAATACTGTGCCAATGGGTAAAGACTCGGCAAAATCCCGCAAAGCTTGAGCGTCATTGTCCGCGCCTTTTTTCTTGGTAGCATTCCAATGTATTAGAACGTGCCCATTATCGGCATAACATTTTGGATTATCTTTTGCGCATCCGTGTTGAGTAAAAACAATTACGTGATTGCGGTCAGGATGAGCGCATAATTTACACACTCCGCAAGTTAAGTTTTTATATTGCTCCTGCGGACATCTAACAAATTGCACGCCGTCGCGCTTGTAAGATTTTTTATTGTTTTCCCAATGATCAGGATTAACCACAGTGACGCATTGAACGCCCTGCTTAAAATACTTGATGGCGGTTTTTTCATCCCTTGCAGAATAGTTAACTGTAGTCCCACCCTCTTTTAATTCCTTGCGCCAATAGTGAGGCGCAAAATGTGTATATGTGAATGATTTACCCTTGGGCGGGACAGCATCAATCAAAGCACGCAAATATTTAAGATCAATCTTATTTGTCGATTTATCCGCGCATGGATTTAATTCGCATGTATTCGGACATGTGCCAAAACGCTCACGGGAACCCGCTCTATATGTAACAGCGCAACCCGCTGTTTTATTCGCTAGTGATAGTGCTACTGTTTTCAACATGTTCAATCCCTCAATTGATTAGTGAAATTTAATAGTAATATGATTATAAGATTATTGCAAGTATAACCCTCAATAGTGTTTGCCGAAGTAGTGACCCTCATGATCGCCTATGTGATCGCCTTTATGATTGCCCCAATGATCGCCGTCGTGGTCGCCATAGTGATCGCCTTTATGATCGCCTTTGTGATCGCCTTCGTGACCGCCTTTGTGATCGCCAAAGTGATTACCTTCGTGATCGCCGTCGTGACCGCCTTTGTGATCGCCGTAGTGCTTGCCGATGTGATCGCCATAGTGATCGCCGTTGTGATTGCCTGTGTGCTTGCCATAGTGATTACCTACGCGATCGCCCCTGTGATCGCCCTTGTGATCACCATAGTGATCGCCCATGTGAGTGCCCTTGTGATCGCCAAAATGACTACCGTCATGATCACCTTCATGAACGCCTATGTGATTACCTTGATGCTCGCCCTCGTGATCGCCATAGTGATTACCTCTATGACTGCCTTGATGATCACCAAGATGACCGCCGTGATGATCACCATAATGCCAGCCCTTATGATAGCCAAAAAAAGAACCTTCAAGATCAGCATGAATTTCAGTAAGTACAAGTCTATTCATATTCGTCCGACCGATCTTAATAGACTTTTCTAGAAACTCGATCTCTTCTTGCGTTAGTTTTGATATTTTCATTGCTCAATCCCTCAATTGATTAGTGAAGTTGAATAGTAAGATAAATATAAGACTATTGCAAGTAGAACCCTCAATAGTAATCGTTTTTATGCTGACCGTCGTGTATGCCTGTGTGATTGCCATAGTGATCGCCCCAATGATCGCCAAAGTGATCGCCTAGGTGCTCGCCTAAATGACAGCCCCTGTGTATGCCTAAGTGATCGCCTTCGTGATCGCCAAAGTGATGACCTTCATGATCACCTTTATGATCACCATAGTGATTACCTTCGTGATTACCTTCGTGACCGCCATAGTGATTACCTTCATGATTACCTTCATGATTACCTTCGTGATCGCCATAGTGATTACCTTCGTGATAGCCGTCGTGATCGCCAAAGTGATCACCCTTGTGATTGCCTCTGTGTATGCCTTTATGATAACCATAATGATCGCCTATGTGATCGCCATAGTGATTACCTACGCGATCGCCCCTGTGATCGCCCTTGTGATCGCCAAAGTGATCGCCCGAATGATCGCCTATGTGATCGCCAAAGTGATCGCCTTTATGATTGCCTCTGTGTATGCCGAAGTGATCGCCGCCGTGATAACCCCGATGATCGCCAAAGTGATTACCTTCATGATTACCTTCATGATCGCCTATGTGATCACCATAGTGATAACCATAGTGATAGCCCCAATGATCGCCTTCGTGTTCGCCTAAATGATTGCCGTTGTGATCGCCATAATGATTGCCGTTGTGATCGCCCTCAATATCGGCATTCAGGGAAGTGATAACAATTTCATTATCCTCAGATCGACCTATTTCTATTGATTCCTCTAAAAAATCGATCTCTTCCTGCGTTAATTCTGATATTTTCATTGCTCAATCCCTCAATTGATTAGTGAAGTGCTTAATATAGTTTGGCTATAAGATAATGTCAACTAATAGTGTGCGACGAATTATTCCAATATAGGTCATCCATATCGCTGTCTAGATGATCGATATAGTGATCGGGTTCGCCCTCTTTATACGGCTTTGTTGCAATCAAATAATTTATTCGATTTACAAAACGTAAGCCTTGCACAATGTATGTGCCTATATCGCCATCAACTACTGTCCACACATATTCCGGTGATTGCGCCTTAACAAACTCAAAGTCATCACCATACGTCTCGAAATAATATTCATGGTTCTCGCCATCTTCCCTGCGAACGGGCTTATACTTTTTAAAGAAAAAATCAGAATCTAAAGTTAAATCTTCCATATCTACTCCTCCCTCTCCTCAACATCAATGATGCAATCTGTAAAGTTATCCTCCCAGTTTTCAAATTCAGCTAACTCTCTTGCATGCTCTTCGCTATCCGCCTCAATGTTAAGACGATAATGCACAGTAATGTGAACGTTATATTCTTTAGGTTTTCCCATATCTACTCCTCCATCTCTTTAATTTCAATAATGTCCCGCAAGTCTTGCAAAGCTATCTCGTTAGCTTCCTCCTCGCTAAAGGCTTCTACAGTAAAGCCATTAAGAGATTCAGTAGGTACAAAACTGACACGATACTCTTTGGTTTTTGGCTCTAAGTCGCGCTCCTCTATTAGATCTATTTGCCAATCTCTATGAACAACTTCACCACTTAAAGAGCCTGCCCCATACTGATCTACCATATCAAATACTGTTTTATGCGCCTCTTCCTTGCTAGTAGCGTTTACGTGTACTACAACACCCTCTTCAAAATGTAGTGCTACTTTATATTCTTTCATTGTTTGCCCTCTCTATTTTTTTATTGAATGTAATAAGTACGACGCTAAATCGTCAATTCTCTGACAGATATATTGGGCAGACTTGTACTCATGTTCCTCAAGGCAATTTTCTTCAATAAATGTGTCAAAATCTTCATCAGTCATCTCGGCAATATGACTGCTGTAGGGCGTGACTAGATATACCGCACTCGCCCAAATTAGGGCGTCTGTCTCAGTTAATTCGGATAGTTCTACTGATCGCTCTTTGCTTATTTGTATTTTCATCGATAAATCCCTCGTTAGATTAGTGAAGTGCTTAATATAATCTGGGTATAAGATAATGTCAACTAATATACTGCGGACACAAAAAAGCCCGAATTAACGGGCTTGTGTTGGTTATCTTCTGCGCCTTCTATTTAGGTCTCTCTTGGCTTCTTTATAATACTTTCCATGTATTAACCCCATTATCCAGTCTAATAAAAACACTTATCCTACCTCCCGTTTTAGTTCTTCACGTGCCTGATCATAGGCAATTAAAAATAAATACTCCCCCAATGCTTCATATGATTTTGCTGACCCCTTCCATGTAGCTTCCTGCACTAGCTCTTTTAATTCGCCATCTCGATTAGAATAGCCAACATTACTGCGCATGGCTTCACACAAAAGGTTTTGAAAATCCTGAAACAAAAAGTCTTCTATCTCTTCCTTCATTGTTTTCTCATAGTGTAGTTAACAACGTATGGGATTTTATCTAGCTATGTGGGAATGTCAAGTTAAATATGGCATCAAAATCAAAAGGGTCTTCGCCCTCATAAAACGGCTCAACAGATAGCCCGTCTAAACGTAAGTCCACCACCTGACGTGCATGATAGATATAAACTTTAGATTTTTTCATAGATCGTTTTTTCTGACGAACCCATATCCAACAGCTTCCTTTATCATGCCTCGATAACCACGCAACTTGGTGCGGACGTAACTCCACCTTATTGGTGGTAGTGTGTTTGAGTTCAATAAAGTGAAATTTACCTAGCTCGTCAAAAACTAATAGATCAGGAATCCCTGGGAGTGCCCACGTCTCCATCCTCGTGTGTATCAGATTCCTCGATGATTTCTCCATCGCTGATTTGATCATCTTGTAGAAGCCCGACTCCGTTCGATTCTTCCTCGCTTCCCTCGGTAACATCCCCTTCGGGAGTGACATCAATGACTCTGACATAATTTTCCTTTAAATCGTTTAGTGCTTTCATAACTTCATCTTTAGACATCGAATCGATACTTCCATGCCTAATCTCAGCTTTGCTGATATAAATATCGCCCTGCGCCTGACCTCGACGATACTCAGCTTGTACTGCGGCAGAATACGCTCCCGCTTCCAAAGCTTTATCTCGAATAATTTTTAAGTCACGCAGGTGACGCTGATAATCGATACCAAACTTTTCATCTAGTTCCTGACGATAGAGCTTGATCGCTTTACACACATGTGGATTATGTCTTGGATTAGTTAGCCGACTTGCCGCGGCTGTGGCGGTCTTAGCTGGATAGCCAGCATTTACTGCGGCTTCGGTTTTAGTTATCTGCCCGTCTTTACTCACCAGCTCTCTAACAAAAAGTTCTTGCTTACGGGTGAGGGGGCTATCGGCATGTACTCTTGGTCTTCCACCAAGATTCTTAGTT